AGGACGCTTTCATAGATCCTGGGACTAAGTGGGTCTGTCTGTCATCGGGCGAGCGGCAAGCCCTGGAATGGATGGAGAAATGCAAGGAGTGGAGTGAAGCCTTTCGGATGTCGATTGAGGCTTACACCGAAGACCGCAAATTCGGCGAAGCACTTCTGAGGGTAGCTGAGATCCGTTACGCGAATGGGTCAAAGATTGTGGCTATTCCGGCCAACCCAAGCACTGCGCGCGGCTACTCGGCCAACGTGATCCTGGATGAATTCGCCTACCACGAAGACCCAGACAAAATCTGGACCGCGATGTTTCCGAGTCTAACCAATCCGCTCGCGGGTACGTTCATGAGGCGAGTCCACGCGATTTTTGCCGGAACGGATTACCGCAACATGGGTCGAAAAATGAAGATCCGTGTCGTGTCCACTTTCAATGGGCGCGAGAACAAGTTCTACTCGTTATACGCCAAGTCGAAGGAGAACGGTTACTCGGTGCATCATGTTACAATTCACGATGCTATCAGGGACGGTCTGCCACTGGATGCCGCCGAACTACGCGCCGGACTGGATGACAACGATGCCTGGGAGCAGGAGTATGAGTGCCAAGCTGCTGACACTTCCAACGTTCTCCTGCCATACGACCTGATCGCTCAGGCCGAAACCATCGACGCCACCGAAGTCATCGAGCCGGAATACTTCCAAAGCCGGAAGATGTTTTTCTGCGGGATCGACTTCGGCAGGAGCAACGATCCCACGGTCTGCTGGACGCTGGAACTGGTAGGCGACATTCTCTGGACGCGCGAAGTGCTTGTCCTGCGGGACATGAACACGCGCACGCAGAACGAGATCCTCTCAGCGCGGATCAAAGGCTCACGACGGACTGCGCTCGACTACACCGGACCTGGAATCGGGTTCGGCGATTACGCCATCAGTGAAAGAGGGATCGGAGAATGGAATCCCGACGATCACAAGTTTGGCCGGATCGAGTTGTTCAAGTTCACCCCGCTCTCCAAGCGACTCCTCTTTCCCATGTTGCGCCGGAAGTTTGAATCACCCTGCCGCGTTCGCATCCCGATCTCCCGCTCCGTGCGTGAAGATCTTCACGCCATGCAGCAAGTGGTGAAGGCTGGGGAGTATTCCTACTGGGCACCGAAAACCCGCGAAGGCCACAGTGACCGTTGCACCGCGCTCGCCCTCGCCATTCGCGCGGCGGGTGAAAGCATGGCTGGCGCGATCACCGATCCTTCCCGCATCCACTTCGGGCGACCTGCCATGACAGCGATGCCAGCGTTTGAACCCAGGAGGCTCGTCATCCAGTGAAGTCCAGGGCAATCAAAGCAGCAGCGTCGAAGCCTCCGCGCAAGCCGAAGCCTCCTAAGAACGGTTACTCCTCCAACGGCAACGGGACACATCCCACCAGCGCACTGAACCGCATCCTGAGAAACCAGGCGTCGTTCCGCTGGATCTTGCCGAGCCTCCGTGCCATCACGCCTAACTACATCGAGACAACGCTGCGCGGCGCACTGGCTGGGAATCACATCCAGCAATGGGAACTTCTCACACTCATGTTGGATTCCTGGCCTGTCCTGGCATCCTGCAAGACCGAACTGGAGTACGGGGTAACACGGCGCGACATCGTGTTTGACCCCTACTCCGAGGAGGACAAGATGGCGACTCCCAGTGCGATTGAGCGCGAGAAGCTCGTTACCTGCGCTTTTGATAACATGAACCCAGATCCCACGATGGACGAGAACGATCTGGAAGGGACGATCAAGGATCTCATGGACGGTTGGTTCAAGGGAGTGAGCGTCCTGGAGATCCTCTGGGACACCTGCGACACCGAGAGCGAGGGAACGATCTGGTGTCCCAAGTCAACCTACTGGGTCAACCCTGTTTCCTACGCATGGAGTTCGGAAGGGGTTCTCGGACTGACTGATCCCAACGCGCCGCAGGGTTACGGGATCACCAACTCCAATCCGCGTCAGGCCACACTCACCCGTTTCCCAGAGAACAAATTTTTGATCGGGATAAACAAGATCCAGTCAGGCAATCCCCTGGGCGGTCCACTCCTGCGTCCGCTGGCGTGGTGGTGGTGCGCGGCCAACTTTTCCAGCGACTGGCTGCTGAACCTGGCACAAGTCTTTGGACTGCCTTTCCGGTGGGCGTCGTATGCAGCGGCCACGCCGGACGAAACCGTGTCGATCATTGGACAGATGCTCGCCAACATGGGTAGCGCGGGTTGGGCGGCGTTCCCTGAAGGGACCACGATGGAACTGAAGGAGTCCACGATGGCGCACAGTGGCCACACTCCACAGGGCGATCTCCTGGACCGCGCAGACTCCTATGCGCGAACACTCCTCCTGGGACAGACCATGACGGGTCAGACAATCGCCAGTGGGCGCGGCGGTCAGGCCTTTGGAACGGTGGAAGCGCAACTGAAACAGGATCGGCTGGATGCCGCCTGTGATTACATCGCCAACATCATCAACCGACAATTCATCCCCGCGATCCTGATGTTCAACTATGGCGACAAAAAGGAAGCTCCTTGCTGCCGCTTCCTCCAGGAAACGATTGGCACTTACCAGGACGCGCAGCGCGATCAGGTTCTCGCCAACATGGGAATCCCGATTCCCTTCAGTCACATGCGGCAGAAGTACGCGATCCCCGAACCCACTGGGGACGAGGAAGTGACCGAGAAGCAACTGCCGCCCACTCCGGTTGGATCCGATGGCAAGCCAGCCCCAGCAGGACCGAAAGGCACTAGCCCGATTGACAAAAAGCCTGACCCCAACGCTCCGAAGAAAAAGCCAGGTCAGACTCCAGTGGAGAGCAAGCTGGAAGAAATTTCGCAGATCGAAGACGAAGCCACATTTACCAAAGCAGTCCTCGCTCTCGCCAGTGAGATCATTGCAACAACAAAGGAACCATCATGACCCCAACTAACTACGAAGAACTAACTGTGCCTGAGTTGAAAGACCTGGCAGAAAAACGCGGCATCGAAATCCTGTATGACGCTCGCAAGGCCGAGATCATCGCCGCACTGGAAGCTTCCGACCTGTTACTGCATCCGCCACCTGAAAACGAACAGGCGAAAAGCGAAGACACTCCAACACAGCCCGAAGAAAAGGAAGGCAAGTCCACCTACAACTACACCATGAGCAGCACCGTGGGCGATGTGCCGCTCAGTCCAGAGGAGTACGAACGGCTGAAGCTCCACTCCTAACGCCATGACTAAACACATCACCAAATCGAGCGGCAACGAGGACCAGGCGAAGTTTGAAAACACCCCTCAGAGCAAGATGCCAACAGAGGGTGAGTCCTCACCGAGTTTCGGGCAACACGATCAGGCCGCAGAACGCCTGGAAGATCCCAACCTGTACACCTTCCAAATGAACAGCACGGAAACTGCCGAGCTAACCCGCCTGGAATACCACAGGCTGAAAGTCTGCGTTTAACACCACCATGAAAACACCACTTACATGCAAGGATGGCGATGACGATAATGGAGCAGTGGAATGTCGTGCCGCAGTTGCCATCGCTGCGATGGACAAGAACGAGATCGTCTTTCTTCCGGCTGGCGTTCATGAGATCACGCCCGTTTCCGGTGGCATTGGTCGCCCGATCAAAGTGTTCATCGACGCCAACACTGCTGGTGCGATTGAGCAGCAGCGCGCCGCCATCACCGCTCGCACCGGAAAGAAAGTTTACTTTGATTTTAACCATGAGGACGGGGCGGCATCCTTTTGGCCCGACAGTTTCATCTGGCGACCAACAGAAGGTGTAGTCGCCAAAGGCGAGTGGAGCGCGAGCGGGAAGAAAGCGGTGGAAGGAAAAGACTACCGCGCGTTCTCACCAGTGTTCCATGTGGACGACAAGCGCAAAGATCCAGCGAAGGTCGTCTGCTATGACGGGGCGCGGGTCAACATGGGAGGCCTCGTCAATGACCCAGCTTTTAACAATTTGCCCATGTGGGCAAAAAATGACGGATCACCCGTCGCCGCTGGAGCATCCAGCGAAACAACAACAAAGGAGAAGTCAAAAATGACACCGGAAGAAATCGCTGCGCTCCAGGCGAAAAATGAGGAGCAAAAAGCAAAGATCGCAGAGTTGGAGGCGATAGTCGCCAAGAACACTGACGACGACAGTGCCAAGGAACAGCTTGAGAAGTACCGCGCACAAGCTCGCGCTACTGATCTTGAGATCGAAAACGAAAAACTGAAAGCGCAGTCCGCTATTCAGGCCAAGGAAATCGAGCGGCGCAACAAGTCCAACGCTGAGTCAGCAGTGGATCGCGCTGTGAAACGTCAGGCAATCGCGCCGAAGAACCTTCAGCTTCGCGCTGAGTTGGTTGCCAAGGCGACAGTCGATCCGTCCTTCATCAACATCATCGACGCCTTCGGAGGCCCAGGTGCGTCGTTGAGGGAGCGTTTCGTCCCAGCAAACACTCCTGGTGGCGGCGGAAGTTCCGTCAGCATCACCAGCGAAGATCCAGGCGCGGTCTTCGCAAAGATGGCGACGTTGCTACAGAACGGAGCGCGAGCCACAACCCGCGAGGAGAAAGCCAAGATCGGCCTGGATGTCGGCGCGGTTTACGCCAGTGCGTTCAGCGAAACCGACAAGAACAAGGACGTTCGCACTCGCCTGGTAAACAGTCGCCTGGAAATGTTCCAGGATGCGATCATGGCAGCGGATGTTACCGACGCCAACCTTGGCACAATCGCTGGCACGTTGGTCACGCTCCGAACACTGGAACTGCTCAAGTTTAAGTTCCCAGCCCTAGTCCGTTTCACGACGGACTTCTCGGATCAACCCGCAACCTACAACCAGACGATCATGACAAGGATTGTGACGATTCCAAGCGTCGTTACATATTCGACAGCGACGGGCTGGGCAGATGTAGTGGCTGCGACAACCGATGTGCCTGTGGTCATCAACAACCACAAGGGCGTGCCGATCACCTTCAACGAGAACCTGCTCGCCACAACGATGCGGAAACTCTTTGAGGAGTTCGCCGAGGCAAGTGCCTACGCGCTGGCAAAGGCAATGGTCGATTCGCTTTACGCGAACCTGACCGATGCCAACTACACCAATAACACGATCTCGACTTCGGCTGCGTTCACCCGCAATGCTGTAGTGGACATCGGCACTGCGCTGGAACTGCGCGGCGTTCCGTTGGGCCTTGGGAGGCGCACAATGCTCCTGTGGCCGAACGCGTTTGGAAGCGTCAAGAAAGACGCCACGATGGTCCAGTTCGGGACGAATGTGCCGCAACCTTCCATCATCACCGAAGGCACTCAGGAAGACACCACGCTGGGAATCACAGTGGATTCGTTCCAGCTTTACTCGGCCCCCAACCTGCCGAGTAACAACGCGAACCTCGTTGGGTTCGCTGGCAGCAAATCCGCCCTGTGCCTTGCCACTCGGACACCGAATGACTACACATCTGTTTTGCCAGGTGCTTCATTTGGCAACGTCCAGATGGTCACTGACCCCGACATCGGGATCACGGTCATGCAGGTCCAGTACGTCAACCACACGCTCGGCACGGCCACAAGCCGGATCGCGCTCATGTGGGGCAGCGCACCTGGGCAGACTGCCGCAGGACAACTGATTAAAGCCGCAGCGGGAACAGGTTCCGCAAGGTAAAAACCGAAGTTTGTTCACTCTCACGCGCTTCTCCATCCTCTTGCCATATCTAAAAGGGGAAGCGCGTGTAGCGAGCGAATGAAAATTGATACCTTCAACGGATGGTTCAACGGTGTCGGTGACATCGTGTGCTTTGCATGGGTTGGTGAAGGAATGATCCAGGCTGGCGAAGCAGTGGAGTTGTACGCTACGGGCTGGCGAGCGGACATGCTCAAGATGTTCCAGATGCCTGTAACCGATGACCCCACAGGTGCTGTGCTTACGCAGGAGGGTTACGAGACAGCGGTCAGATTGAAACTGCCCTACTCCTACGTCCAGTGGATCACTCACAAGCTGGGCATCAGCGCGACACCAAAGCGGCCACGGCTGGAAATGAAACCGATGGATCGGGAGATGGGTCACAGGGACAGCGCGGATGTCATCATCTTCCCGCAATGTTTCTCGCGTGTTCGCACCTGGCCTTCTTCTTATTTCGTCGAGCTTGGGCTGCTGCTTCGCAACGCTGGCTACAGCGTGAAGGTCTGCACGGAGCAACGTGACAACGCTTTCTTCATGCCCTTCCACTGCATCGTGGGCAAGAGTTGGGACTGGATCAGTGCTGCCATCCAATCAGCGCGGCTGGTCATAGGCAACGACAGTGGTCCGGCGCATCTGGCTGGCACAATCGGGACACCGACGATTGCACTTTGCGGATCGGCCACGGAACGGATCTACGCTCACGTTCCCGAAGTGACCACCTACCGAAAAAAAGCATTGCCATGCGCGGGTTGCCATTGTCTGCCAGAGAACGGTTTCCGCGCTTCATGTGAAACGGGTTGCCTGGAACTGTATCGCACTTTCCCCGAAGACGTAGCCACCTACGCGCTCTCGATCCTTAACCCTCAACAGCAGTACGCAGCAGCATGACACTGGGAATCGCCATGAACGGTTTGGAAGATCGGGTTCTCTCTTACGCAAGGGACATTGCCACGCGTTTCGATGAAGTCACATATGTCGAGATAGGAGTCGGAGAAGGAACGACCTTAACCGCAATAGCAGAAGTATTTCAATCTGCCGCAAAGCGATGGCGAGCAATCGGTATCGAATTACCCAACGGTTACTCATTCAGCCGAGAGCGTACCGAAGCCATCGCACTTCGTCGAGAACTCAAACTGAATTTCATCACGCCCAACTGCTCCATCGTTCATCCACCGTGGAACGAAGTCACGATTTACTTTCAGGATTCGCAGTCCTTCCTTACCGAACACTGGCAGGAACCGATTCACTTTGCACTGATCGACGGTTGCCACGGTAAGCCCTGCGCCACGCTGGATTTCCTCGCGCTGGAAGCGTGGATGGTTGACCAGAGCATCATGATGTTTCATGACATCAGCCCAGAGCAGCGCGGCCACGCGCAGCCGCATTGCAAGGATGGCATTGATGTCTGGGGTGCTTGCTACGATCTCGGCCTTTTAAGCGGAAAGCGCAAAGGCTGGGGGCTGGGCGAGATCCTGAGCGCAAACAAAGCCGAAGGCGGCTGGGATATGGGAGTGTTCAAGAAAAATGGCTAACTGGAAAACGATCTCAGGGGACGACATCAGGCTGCTCGATACCGAGAAGTCGATCATGGAAGGCGTTGCGCCTTTGCAGGACTTGGATAGCTGTGTGCTGTCGGCCTGTAACTACTGCCGTGGTTACGTCGCGGCTGGCGGCAACCCGTTGGAAGTCGCTCCCTCGATTCCACCGGAAGTCGTAGATGACGCGATTGCGATTGCTCGCGCAACGTATCTGGCTCAGGAGCCTACCGGAACTTTGCTCACTGAGATCCGGCGCGAAGAACGCGACAACGCACTCGCGCATCTACGCGACATCGCCAAGGACATTTCCACCATTACCCAGGCCGAAGTGCCGCCCACATCGGATCAGTTCGGCGCGTGGGGAAGCGCGAACCGGATTCCAATGCGAACGGAGGACACCCCTTCGATATGAACATTGCCCAGGGTCGCGTCATTCTCTGCATGGCTGCGCGCATTGCCGCGCTGCCACCCTACGAGCGCACGCGGCGCAAACTGTCCAAACGCTTCAAGCGCGAGTTGGTCAGGGTTCTCAAATTCGCCAAGCACGAAACGCTGCGGAAGCTGCATCGCTACATGATCTCGCACCGCGCACTGATGGGGCAGGACGAACCGCAAGATCATCCCGATGCCAACAAGATCGTGTTCGATTCAGCGGAGTTGCTGCGCGATCTACAGGCGATGCTCTCAGTGGAAATCCCTCCCATTCTCAACGCGGCGGCGCACGACACGCTGCCTGATTTCCAGATGGTGTCACAGGACGTTCTGGATTTCCTCGCCCGTAGGCAGGACGCGCTCTCTGGGATCGCGGACAACATTGCACAGAAGGTGCGCGAACAAATTTCAGAAGGACTGCTGGCGGGTGAATCCATCGCGGAGATCTCTGCGCGGATCACGGCTACCTTTGACGACATTGAGCAGGAACAAGCCACGCTCATTGCCGACAGCGAGACTGCTGCCGCTTACAGCTTCGCCAACGACAAGGCTTCCCGCGCCGCTGGCATCTCCTACAAGCGTTGGATTCACGGTCAGCCCAGAGTCCCGCGCCCAGACCACCTTGCCATCGACGGGCTGGTTGTGCCGATTGACGATCCATTCCCTGTCGGAGATCCGCCGCTCATGTACCCCCACGACGAGAACGGTTCACCCGAAGACGTTATCAACTGCACCTGCATTTCTATCGCCGCAACCGAGGAGCAATTCAGCGTCCAATGATCCAGCTACAGATGACCTTCCCAGCCCCAGGCGATACCGTCATGCGGGACTTGGCTCGTATGTCGCCAGAGGTTCCCAAGGCGATCAAGCGCGGCCTGGACTTCGGGATGCAGTTACTCGTTGGAAACATCCAACTCAATCAGTTGAGCGGCCACGGTCCCTTTCCACCCTCCGAACACCGTCTGGGGGAGCGCACTGGACAGCTACGTGGCGCGCTTCGCGCCAATCCTGCTGTCGTTCATGGGAGCGAAGTCACCGTGGAGATAGAGAACCCAGTCCTCTACGCTGGAGTCCATGAGTACGGAGCGACGATTTATCCCAGGAACAAAAAGTTTTTATCATTCCAGGTCGAAGGCAAATGGATCAGGGCGAAAAAGGTAACGATCCCTGAACGCTCTCCCGTTCGCTACGGGATAACAAAATACTCCAAGTTTCTTTCCGATGCAGTCACAGATGAAGTGAGTGAAACGGTGGACACGCTACTAGGCAACAAGTGAACGCGCTTTCCAAACTCCAGCAAGATGTGATCGGGCGTCTGACCGCCACCGATACGGCAGTGCCATCGCTGGTTCCGGCAGAGGGAGAGATTAAATGGATCACGGAAGACATCGGAGACTTTGCCAACATCATTGGCCGCACCGTTGGGAGCGTGGGGATCATCGGGATTGTTGTGACTCCTGGCGGGGGCAAACTGTTTAGCATGGGTTGTTACCCGATCTCCTTCCGCTGTCCTATTGAAGTGCAGATCCAGGAAAACGTGACGGTC